CAGTTCGGGCAGACCCTGGTCAACAACTACGTCGGGTCCATGGTCCCCTTCAGCGGGGCCTTGGGTCAGTCCAAGGCCACCGTGGCCGACGACGGCGTCCTGCGGGAAGTCCGCGGGATGCTCGACTCGGTCTACAACAAGATCCCCGGCCTGGCCGAGCAGCTGCCCCCGAAGCGCAACCTGCTGGGCGAGCCCGTCCTGAAGGCCGAGGGCTTCCTGTTGCCCGACATGGTGTCCCCGGTCACCTGGACCCAGCTCAAGGACGACAAGATCCTGAACGAGTTCGCGCTGCTTGGCCACGGCTTCACTCCGCCCCGGGAAACCCGCGGCCAGATCGACCTTACGGCCATGAACATGCCCAATGGGCAGATGGCCTATGATCGCTGGCTGGAGCTGCACGGGGAGGTCAAGGTGGGCGGAAAGACCCTTCGGCAGGCCCTGCTGCGGACGATCGATTCCCGCAGCTACCAGAAGCTGTCGCCCCAGTCCACCGAGGACTACGACAGCCCCCGAGTGCGGGTGCTGCGCGGAATCCTGTCCCAGTACCGCGAGGCCGCCTACAGGCAGCTGCTCAAGGAGAGCCCTGAGCTGCGGTCGGCCGAGAAGATCGATCAAGAGAACCGCCGCGCCCTGCGTCAGGGTCGGCCCCCGAAGGAACTCCAGGACCTCGTACGGTAACCCATGGCTAAGAGCTATCAATTCCATATCGCCAGCGGCGGCACCGCTACGTTTGCCTTCAGCGAAATCGACGGCTACCTGTCCACCAGCCACCTGAAGGTGTACGTCAACGGCACGGCCACCACGGCGTTTACGCTGGACACCGCCACCAAGACGGTGACCCTGAGCACCGCGCCCGCCGCAGGCGCGTCCGTCCGCATCCAGCGCGAGACCCCGTCCACACTGGCCGGGCGGATCACCGACTTCGTGGACGGCTCGGTGTTGACCGCGGAAGCGCTCGACAACGCCAACATCCAGAACCTGTTCATCGCCCAGGAAGCGGCGGACTCGGGCGGTACGGCCATGGGGTTGACCTCGGACGAGCTGGGGTGGAACGCCCAGAATGTGCCCATCGAAAACCTCGGGTTGCCTGTGGCGTCCAACGACGCCGTCAACAAGCAGTACGTTGACAACCTTGCGCTGGCAGCGGGGTTCAGCCTCGCGCCTGCGGCGGTCCCGCAGTCGTGGACGCTGATGCCCGCCGCGAACGACCAGACCACGTTCACGCTGAGCGTACCTACGCCGACCTCGGTCGATCCCAACATGTTCATCGTGCTGATCGACGGCGCGCTGCAATCTCCCAGTGCGTACACGATCACGGAAACCGGCGGCATCTACACGCTGACGCTGAACGCGACCGCGGGTGACATCACGACGGACTCGGTGATCCACATCCGCAACTTCGGAATCTCGCGGACCGTCTCGGGCAGCGTGAACACCGCGTTGATCCAGGAAGCTGCGGTGACGGCGGAGAAGCTCGCGCTGAACGCGGTCACGACCGACAAGATCCTGAACGAGCAGGTCACCGAGGCCAAGATCGGCTCGCTGTCCGTCACGGAAGGCAAGATCGGTGCGCTTGCGGTCACCGAAGCAAAGATCGGACCGCTGGCGGTCACCGAGGGCAAGATCGGGCCGTTGGCCGTGACCCCCGCCAAGCTCGCTGTAAGCGCCGTCGAGACGGACAAGATTGCGAACGCTGCGGTCACGCTGGCCAAGATCGGGTTCACTTTGCCGATCCTGCAAGAGAACGCAAGCGACACGCCGGTGGGGACCATCCGTGGGATTACCCCGGCCGGGAACGCTGGGTTCACCATTCCGGGAGCAAGTACCACCCGCTGGTTCGCGTTTGCGTTCCGCTACAACTCCACCGGCGGTGCCGTAGGCGGGGCCGTCTCCGCCTTCTACGCCGGACAGGCCACCGTTGCCGGTGTCAGCGGCAACACCTGGGTCGGCTTCTGTGTCCGGGTCTCTTGAGGTAAACCATGCCACTCACAAAGATCTCCCCCCGGGTGACCTCAGGTCTCCTGAAGACGGCCAACAATCTCTCCGAACTGTCGTCCACCAAGGCCACCGCGCGCACCAACCTCGGGGCGTCCATCGACATCCCCGTGGGCACCGTCATGCTGTGGGCCGGATCCACCGTCCCTACGGATTGGCTCCAGTGCAACGGAGCGGCCATCAGCCAGACGACCTACGCGACGCTGTACACCGCGATCGGCGCGACGTTCAACACGGGTTCCCAGGGAGCCGGTGAATTCTGCGTCCCGAACCTGACGGCGCTGTCGAGCGGCAACGTCAAGTACATCATCAAGGCCGGACCGGCGGTGGCATGATGCACGAGAGCGAACTTTTGCTAGCCATCGGTCGCCTGGAAGGGAAGATGGACGCCCTGATCCAGATGCAACGTACACAGGAAGAGCAGATCAAGCTGCACGACGAGCGCCTTCGGGAGCTTGAGCACTCCAAGTCGTTCCTGATGGGCTTCGCGGCGTTGGCCGGGGCCGCCTCGTCGTTCCTGTTCTCCACCTTGAACAAAATGTTTGGAGCCAACTGACACATGCCACTGCAAATTCGACGCGGGCCCACCGCCAATCTGCCCGCAACGCCCGCCGAGGGCGAGCCGCTGTTCAACACCACGACCTCGGAGCTGCTCATCGGCACGGGCTCCGGAAGCGTGGCGATGGCCAAGAAGGTCCACACGCACCCGGTGGGGGACATCGCGACCACCGGCGGCACCGCCAGCGCGTCCACGTTCCTGCGTGGCGACGGCACCTGGGCCACCCCGGCCGGTGGCGGCGGGGCCTCGACGCCCGCCGGTATCACCTTCGCCAGCCCCAGCAAGGTGCTGGGCTCGCCCCAAAGCGGCACGACCGGCACTGAGCTGTCGCTCACGTCACAGCTCAGCATCACGGGCTCGAACCTGGACGTCGTCGTGGCAGCCAGCGGTGGCCTTGAGAAGGTGTCGGGCCTGAAGATCGCGACCGGCGGCGTCGCGGAAGCGATGCTGGCGTCCAACGCCGTCACCGCCACGAAGATCGCCGACAGCGCGGTGACGGTGGCCAAGCTGTCCGCAACCGGCACGCCCAGTAATTCCACCTATCTTCGCGGTGACGGCACCTGGGCCGGAAGCGGTACGGTCACGAGCATCACGCCCGCCGCCGACACCGGCACGGGCACGGCGATCACGACGAACGGCAGCATCACGGTGGCGGGAACGGCGAACGAGGTCGAGACCTCCGTCAGCGGGACCACGGTCACGGTGGGCCTTCCGTCGGCCATCACCGTCACCGAGGTCAACGTGGACCGCGTGGACTTCAACACGGGAGCCTCCGCCCCCGCTGATCAACCGGGCCGTGAGTATTGGGACTCCACGTGGGAAACCATCTCGCTGGGGCTTGATGCCAACGTCAGCCTGAAGCACGGGCAGCAGCTCTACATCCGGGGCCACAACAACACCGGAACCCAGATCGACCGGGGTAAGGTGGTTTACCTCGCGGGCGGTCATGCGACCACTGAGGCCCTGATTGAGCTGGCGGATGCGGACACTGAAAACGCCAGCTCCCGCACCGTAGGCATTGCGGCCGAGAACATCGGCCATGGGGCCACAGGGTTCGTGCAGGTGTTCGGGTACATCAGCGGCCTGACCACCAACGGGTACACGGGAACTGAGGGAAGCGCCCTCTACCTGTCGAGCACCGCCGGGGACATGACCTCGACCCTGCCGACCCAGCCCAAGCACGGGCTTCGGGTCGGGTTCATCGTGAAGAAGGCCGGACCGGGAGCGGGCTCGATCTTCATCAACATCCAGAACTACCAAGAGCTGGATGAGCTCAGCGACGTTCTCATCTCCGGACAGGCCGAGAAGGACCTGCTGTCGTGGGATCACACCGCTAGCGTCTGGAAGAACCGCACCATCGCGGCCGCCGGTGTCGCCGCAGCCTCCCACAACCACGCCGCCTCGGCCATCACCAGCGGCACGCTGGACATCGCCCGAATCCCGCGGCCTGGCGTGTTGGTGCCCTCCACCATGTCGATGACTTGGTCCGACTTTACCGGCAGCAGCGTCGTTCCGTGGACGTCGCTCACCAGCGGCACCGGCGCTACCGTCACGTTCACCCAGAGCGGTGCCGATGACAACCCCGGATTGCTGACGTTCAGCACCGGGACAACGTCTACCGGACGGGCTGGTATCGGAAGTGGAAACACCGATGCGTTCGTGTTCGGTACCCGCCCGCACGTGTTCTCGACGGCGGTGCTTATCGTGAGCAATCTGAGCACCGCCGCCGACCGGTTCAGCATCGAAGCCGGTTTTATGGATTCCCTTACCGGCGCGTTTACGTATGGAGCGTACTTCTCGTACACCGACAACGTGAGCAACGCAAACTGGCAGTGTACCTGTTCCAATGGCACGTCCAGCACGTCGGTGGACAGCGGAATCACCGTTGCCACAGGAACTTGGTACCGGTTGGAAATCGAGGTGGACGCCGCAGGCACTTCGGTCGTGTTCAAGATCAACGGCACGCAGGTCGCCAACATCACCGGCAGCATCCCAACCACTACCAGCAACCGTTTGGGCATCGCCGTCCAGCAGCGCAAGAACGGCGGTACGACAGGAACCACCGCTCGATCAAGCCGCTGCGACTACCTGCTGCACTACTCGGAGGTTAGCCGATGACATACGCAATTTTGGACACCAATCGTGTGGTCGTTGATATTGTCGCACACGAACCGTCGAACGTGGATTGGGTCAGGATCAAGCCCGGTGATGGATGCGCCATCGGCCGAATCTACAACGGATGGACCTTCGATGCCCAGAGATGGACTCCGCTTCAGTTCCTTGGTCGGTTCACCGAAGCCGAATTGGAAGACATCGAAATGCGTCGTCTTACCGATGCCGGGGTCCGCATGTTTTACCGTACCGCGTCGTTCGCTCAGGAAATCGTTTCCGATGACCCCAGAACCGTCGCTGGCTTGGATTACCTCCAATCCATCGGGATCCTGACGGCCGCCCGCAAGAATGCCATCCTGAACGGAGCCTGAGATGAACGAGAAGGAAACCTTCGAGCGCCTGCACACCGCCATGGCCAACATGCTGTTGGCCCGCATCGAGTCGGGTGAGGCGACCGCGGCCGACCTCAGTGTCGCTCGGCAGTTCCTGAAGGACAACGGGATCGACATGATGGCCAAGCAGGGTAACCCCATGCTGAAGCTGGCCGAGGTCCTGCCGTTTGACGCGGCTGGAGATGACATTGCCAAGTTCGCTTGACCCCCGCCTGAAGGACTTCCGGAACTTCCTGTGGATGGTCTGGAAGCACCTGGGGCTGCCACAGCCCACCCCGGTCCAGTACGACATCGCCGAGTACCTACAGAACGGTCCCCGGCGCTGTGTCATCGAGGCGTTCCGCGGTGTCGGCAAGTCCTACATCACCTCGGCCTTTGTGACCCACCAGCTGTTGCTGCGGCCCGAGATGAACATCCTGGTGGTGTCCGCCTCGAAGCAGCGGGCTGACGACTTCTCCACGTTCACCCTCAGGTTGATCGAGGAAATGCCGGTGCTGGCCCACCTGCGGCCCAAGGAGACCCAAAGGTACTCCAAGGTGGCCTTCGACGTCGGCCCGGCCCCGGCCCAGCACGCCCCCTCGGTGTCCTCGAAGGGCATCACCTCGCAGATCACCGGCTCACGCGCCGACCTGATCGTCGCCGACGACATCGAGGTGCCGAACAACTCGGCCACCCAGACCATGCGCGAGAAGCTGGCCGAGAGCATCAAGGAGTTCGATGCGGTTCTCAAGCCGAAGGGACGCATCGTGTACCTGGGGACACCCCAGACCGAGTCCTCGATCTACAACCTGTTGCCCGACCGCGGCTACCAGGTCCGGATCTGGCCCGCCCGCGTCCCGGGACCCGAGCAGCGCGCCGCCTTCGGGGACCGCATCGCCGAGATCATCCTGAAGGAAGAGTCAGGAAAGCCCACGGATCCCCTCAGGTTCAACGAGCACGAGCTGATTGAACGTGAGCTGTCCTATGGCAAGTCGGGGTTCGCCCTCCAGTACATGTTGGACACCTCGATGTCCGACCGGGACCGCTTCCCGCTAAAGCTCGGGGACCTGATGGTCATGGACCTGAACCCCGAGCTGGCCCCAGAGAAGCTCGTGTGGGCCTCAGGGACCGACCTGGCCCACGAGAACCTGCCCTGTGTCGGCATGAACGGCGACCGCTACCACAAGCCCATGGCGATCGTGGGCGATTGGATCGCGTACACCGGGTCCGTGATGGCCATCGACCCCTCGGGCAAGGGCAAGGACGAGACCGCCTATGCGGTGGTCAAGATGTTGAACGGCAACCTGTACGTCACCGACGCGGGCGGCATCCCCGGGGGGTACTCCGAGGACACCCTGGAACGCCTCGCGATCGTCGCCAAGACTCAGAAGGTGAACCACATCATCGTCGAGCAGAACTTCGGCGGCGGCATGTTCACCGAGCTGCTGAAGCCGTACCTGGTCAAGCACCACCCCTGTGCCGTCGAGGAGGTCCGTCACTCGATCCAGAAGGAGAAGCGGATCCTGGATACCCTGGAGCCGGTCATCAACCAGCACAAGTTGGTCTTCGATACCGGAGTCGTACGTCGGGATTACCAGAGCACGGCCTCAAGGCCACTTGAGGTCGGCCTTCAGTACCAGCTCATGTACCAGCTGTCGCGCATCACGCGCCTAAAGGGGGCCCTAGGGCACGACGACCGCATCGACGCCCTTGCCATGGCCGTCCAATACTGGGCGCTACAGATGGCCCAGGACGCCGACAAGAAGATGGGGCAGCGCCAGGACCGCCTGATGGAGCGGGAGCTGGAAAGGTTTCTTGAGGGGGTCATTGGGGGGCCTAAGGAACGACCGCTGACGTGGATGTAAGTGCCACAGTTGTGAGGAATTGTAGTCGTTCAGCTCCAAAGGTCGATATCTTGTCAGAAACCGTGCAGCTACCCCTTACGGCCACAGGCCGGAGGTCTGCATGGGGGAACTCTTTGGCGACGACGAAGCGTGGGACGACTGCATTGACGAAATTCTTGCGGACATGGACTGTGGGTGACGGGTGATCAGGGTATGATCGCGGGGCAGACTCTTCTCTCCTCAGGCCCTTAGGCGATCCTCAGGACGCTTAAGGGCTTTTTCGTTGGGGTTGCGGCTATTTGGCGAAAAAATCCGAAGAGGGATTCGTTGTTGCTAGTCACGCCGACGCCCCCCCTGCCCCCCGGGGCCCGCCGGGGCAGCCCGGGGCCGGGCCCGAGGCCCCGCGGCGGACATCAAGTCCACCACGGACCTCGGCAGACACAGCACCGGCGGCGTCGGTGTGGCTGCAACCGTGGCGACGGGGCACCTGAGAGGGGCTCGGGGCTGCCTGAGGTCGAGCCGGTGGCGGGTAGGGGGGCTGCCACAGGCCGCCGGGACCTTCCGGCCCTTGTCTGTCTTACACTGTTTTGAACCTGTGGCCTC